ATCAATCAACGCCACTACTTTAAGTCAGTATGCGGCGTGATGATATTTGGTTTTTGTTATTGATCGGCGGTTGTTGATAGGGTGGGGTTATCGTTAAAACCATCCCAAATAAGCAATGTTATCTATGCTGATCTTACCGTTATCAAGCATGTGACGCGGTATTTTTTTTATCAGAGCAGGCCCGCCAACATATCTAATATGCCGCTGATTTAATAAATCGGCCCTGCTTTCTGTTTCAAGCGACCCCCAAAGAGATGCCGTTTTACCACTTTTGGCCTTCAGGGGAGTCTGCCATCAATCCCCTGGGCAACTGCTGCACTTTACCGCCGTTAGCCTGATACGCTTTGATCTGCTGTTCCAGGCTCTCGGTTATCTTCTATTCTCGGGTGGTCATCAGAACGGCACGTCGTCCGGGAAGTCAAAATCATCAGCCGGTGGCGGGTTCCTCGGGGCCTGTGCTGGCGCTTGCCTTGGCGCATGGTTGCTATGCTGTGCGGCTTGATCCTGTTGTGGCGCTGAGCCTACAAGCTTGATGTGCGATATCCGGCCAACCAGCTTTGGCTTTGTGGCTCCATTGCTTTGATATTCTTCAATGTGAGCATCATCAAGCGTAAAGGCAATCCACTGACCTTTTACAAGGTAAGGGGCCAATGCTTCAGCCTGCTTTGACCACAAGGAGGCGTCAACCCATTGTGTCGGCTTCTTCCCGTCCTGTCCTTTGCGGCCATAGTCACAAGGCAGGGATAAATTGAGAACGGCTGTGCCTTCTGGCGTGTATCGCATAACTGGATCATTTGCGATGCGGGCTGTATCAAATAATTGTGGCATGTAATTCCCCTTCTGTATTGTGCGGATCAGGCCGCGTTACTTGATTGTTAAACGTGATGCGCCGTCAACCAGCACAGCGCCTGTGATTTCTTTGCCTTCCTTCAAAGCCTTTGCCAGAGCTACTTTATCAGGCGATACCGTTGTTTTGACGCTGACAAATTCATCCGGCAATAATGCTTCGTCAGTAATCTCTACCTGTTTTGCGGGCTTGCTCAGGGTGATNGTAAACAACGGGCATTCAATCTTACTTATGCCAGTCGCCTCCATATTATGCTTGAGGTAATCGCGGATAGAATCAACCTTGTTCTGGATGACTCGTTTTTTATCCTGCAATCGCTCAATCTCATTATCCAATGCGGTGATACTCCCGCCCATGTTCAAAGTCAGTGACACAACGGCTTGCGCCTTCTCCTGAAAGTCTCCCTCAATCATTTGCATAGTGTCTGCAATAGCTTCGCGCATTGATCCTGTATCATCAGACTCAATAAGCGCCTGCACTTCTTTGTACTGTTCTGATATCTCGTAAAGCTTCATGCTGCAATCTCCTGTAATCGCTTGTCTGTAGCTTCCTGTATTGCTCTCTGCCCACTTTCAGCCGTTGTCTTGAGTGCTGGTATAGCTGCCTGCCTTAACAAGTGTCTGAGGGCTGTCTTAGACACCCCGCTGACCTCATGTTCAGTGGCAGCGGTCTGGATAACGTCAAGGTGCCTTGTCACATAGGCGCGAAGATCATCACGGCGCGATATAATCTCAGCCTCTTTATCCTCTGCTTTTTTGATTGCAGATTCTACTTTTACCTGTTCCAGATAATTCATGTCGTCAAATTCGCCCATGAAGATATCAGCACTGAAGCCAAGCATTGATAAACATTTGCCAATAGCATCAGTCAGGGACTTTTTAGAGGGTTCTGCCTCTACCTGCATTCCGTGCTTGTTGACGTAAACAAACGGCGTGTGGCCGAAGTGGTCAACTTCTCCGCGCTGCCCGTCAAGCATGTACCAGAGGCGCAAGTGTAGTGTGTGGATCTTTGTGTAAGCAGATTCATACACCACTGATTTACCTTCGGCATCTTTGCCGACTATCGGGTGCCCGTCCTCAATGCGTTCTGAGATAATCTGCCAACCCCATCCAATGCCAACAGGGCCAAACTGTTCAGTAGCCTTGCGTATCTGATACGTTGAATTGATAGCCGTTCCACGGAACCCGCCAGCGCCTTGATATGCCTTGGTAGAGTCAGGGTCAGTGGTCTTTACCTTGTCCCACAACTTCAGGTTTGTATTGCTCATTGTTCTATCTCCTTTTGTTCAGGGGAGGCGGCGGCGAGTGCCTCAAACGCTTTTTGCAAGTCAGGTATATTGCTGTGCCATGCGTCGCTCATTTCTCGTGTCCAGAGCCGAGGATTCATGCGTATATCCGCCGCCGGCTTGCTGTGCTGAAGGGAGGCTTGCCATGCTTGGAACGCGTACTCAACACGAGGGTCTTTGTATTCGCTTGCAATATCTCCCCCTATAGTTTGCATGCGACCGAGCTTGTGTGCGCTGTATTTTTCTGCCCACCACTTTTCAAACTCTTCTCTCATTGCTGTTCTCCTTTGTTCGTTGGGTTAGGCTTCGCCACGGGCTTTGAGCATGGCGCCTGCCATTTTATAAGACGCGCGAGCTGCATTAATTTCGTAGCCATCAAGCCCGCCCATACACGGCGCAGCTGCTGTTGATATAAATGCCTGCATAGCCTTAGCTGCAAAGTAATCGCGCAGATTCATGCCTGTCGACTGCATATCCATACCCGGCACCGGGAAAGCTGGTCCGCCGTTGTTGCTCATTCTCCATCTCCTTTGTGGTTAAAGTTTGTATGAGGGTTAATCAGCAGATTCTTTGCCAATACAGTTGTTGGCATTGCGCTTAACCCATTCGATAGCCTCGCCCATCGTTTTTGAATTACTGTGGCGCACATCAAAGCCGCCAGATGCAAGCCAGAATTCCCCGCGAGCGTCACGGTATCCGGTTTCAATATCCCGATAACCAAAGCCGGTCATGCGGTCTAAAACAGTCAAGCTGCCAATATCTGTATGCAAGGCGTATTGAATATCTCTTTCGCCGCAATCCTCAGTTTGCCAAGACATATCAACTTCATGGAACAGGTCGGCGCTAAATACGGATTCATGCGTAGCGCCTTTGTAAACCTCATTGCCGCGCTCGCTTGTTGTTTTCTGCATCTCTATCCCCTTTGTTAAGTTTGTCCAATCGGTAGTTGTATTGTCTAACATGATGTGGCAGAATGCAAGCACTCTACCAAAAAAAGTATTGAGGTGTACAATATGATGACGTTAGACCAAGTGCGCGAGGTCTTGAAGGACAGGAAGTTAAAGATTGTTGCTCAGGGTTCAGGGCTTGCTTATGACACTGTGCGAAGGGTTGCGGCTGGCAGTAACAAGGCTGTCAGCTATGAGGTAGTCAAAAAGCTGTCTGATTACTTGGAAGGCAAAAATCAGGAGTCAAAGCAATGATAGCAATATCAGGGCAGGAAGAAACAGAGGTGTATTGCACAGAAGGCGGTTGCATATGTATTTCGCAAGATTCTTTTGAGTTTGGAACCGCAGTGCAGGTGTTTATAAGGCCGGAAAATTTACCAAAGCTTATACGTGCTTTGAAGTCTGCAAAGGCTGAATTAAATCAGGCTGACTGATCTGGCGGGATGCAGTCAGCCATTAACAACATCATCAGAGGTATTATATGCCAAGGGCTAGGAACATTAAACACTCGTTTTTTGTGAGTGAACAGGTTGCAGATAACGCGCCTTTGGGACGGCTTCTGTTTATAGGCTTGTGGACAGTTGCAGACTTTAAGGGCGATTTGATATGGAAGCCAAGAAGCATAAAAGCACAGCTTCTACCGTTCGATAATTGTGATGTCGAAAAACTCGCGATTAATCTGGATAAATCTGGATTGATTCGGTTTTATTCGGACGGTGTTCAGATTTACGTAAATATAACTGGTTTTTGTAAGCACCAGAACCCGCATAAGAACGAGCGTGAGAAGGGTTCCGATATTCCTAGTTATTCAGAATCAATGCGCCAAGTTATTGATTTGAATACACTCGCGATAAATCCAGATAAATCGCGATTAAATCACGATCAAAACGGAACTGCTCCTGCTGATCCCTTATTCCTGATACCTGATTCCGGATTGCTGATAGACCAGAATCCAGATACCAAAAAACGCAGCAAAGCTGGCATATTGCTCTCTGACTACTTGAATGAATGTAAGTCAAAAGGAGTTAAACCAATATCAAGTGAAGACCCATTGTTTACTTATTGTGAACAGGCTGGCATACCTGATGACTACACAGCACTTGCATGGCGAGTCTTCAAAGATGCTCACCTGACTAAAAGCAAACGCTACGTTGACTGGAAGGCAGCATTTCGTAACGCTGTTAAACAAGACTGGTATAAGCTTTGGGCAATAGACCGTGAGGGTAACTTCTACCTGACTACTGCTGGCAAACAGGCTGAAGCGGCTCATTTTGGAGAACAAAAATAATGCTCAAACTTCCACCACACTCAATTGACGCAGAGCAAGCCGTTCTGTCTGCCATCATGGAAAAGAATAATCTTGTTGATGATCTTGAATCACTTCTGGCAGTCGAACGGTTCTACCGGCACGAACATCAGTTGATATACAAGCGTATGCAAGCGATGGCGCTTATTGGTCAACCGATTGACGCAGTGACACTGGCTGGCGTTTTAGATCAAGCCGGAGAACTTGATCAAGTCGGCGGGCATGACTTCCTGATTGACCTTGCCATGAACGGGAGAGGCGCATCGAACGCAAGACACTATGCTGAGATGATCAGAGACCGCTGGTTAGCCCGCGTATTGATCGCCAAGGCTCAGGACATAGCTCAGGCAGGGTATGACTGCGAAAACGTACAGGACGCGATTAACGAGGCTCAGGCGACTATCCTAGATATAAGCAAGGATAATGCCGGAGAGCCGAAGCACGTAGATCAGGCAATGCGTGAGGCTGTTGAGTATCTGACATACGTATCAAAGCTAACCGGCGAGCTTATCGGATTAAGTACCGGGTTTGCGGATATTGATAAGATAACATCAGGTTTGTGCAATGCTGATCTGATGATACTGGCTGGCAGGCCGTCAATGGGTAAGACTACGATTGCCATGAACATTGCAGAACATGCCGCGATGAAAGACAAGTTTGTGATTGTGTTTAGCCTGGAGATGCCAGCGCAACAATTGATGTTACGATCTATGTCATCAGTTGGATCAATTAAGTTTGACCTAGTTAAAAAGGCAAAGGATGAATCTATCTGGTCAGGCGTGACTGCTGCTGTTGGCAGGATGAAACAAAAGCCGTATTACATTGATGACAATTCAGTGTTGACCAGCGAGCAGTTGTTGAGCAGAGCAAGAAAGTTGGCGCGACAAGTTGGCAGAAAGCCTGATCTGATTGTGCTGGACTACATTCAGCTATTGAGCGACAAGGGCGACAACGGTAACGAAAGAATTACCAAAATAAGCCGGAATCTTAAATTGACTGCCAAGTCATTAGATTGCCCGATGATTGCCTTGTCACAGCTTAACCGTAAGTGCGAGGAACGAGGCGATAAACGTCCGATCATGTCAGACCTGCGTGAGTCAGGAGCTATCGAACAGGACGCGGATATTATCGGGTTTGTTTATCGAGATGAAGTCTACAACAAAGACACAAATCAAAAAGGTGTTGCTGAGTTACTGATACGCAAAAACAGGAACGGAGAGACCGGGACAATCTATCTCGCGTCACAGCTTGACATGTGCAGGTTTAAGGATTTGATCAACTACAATCCACCGCCTGAGATGAATCAAAAAAGCTACAGGAGCAAGCGCGATTATGAGTAAAGCAAAGCACGTTAACGAAGTAATGACCGACTTGATACGACGATGGCCTACCCCGGCAGAAGCCAGAGACGCGAGGATAGAAGCGCGCAACAAGTGGATGCCAAGAATTTGCAGGATATTGGATATTGAATTTGTGCCAATGGGGAAAATGAATGATGGGGCATTATCAAAAACTCCCGCACCAATACGCTGACGAATTTATCAAAGCCAGGGGAAGCCAAGAAAGGCAAAAACTGATCATCGAATCAGCGCCTAAAGAGTGGCTACCTTTAATCAAAACGCACATAAAGAACGAGAGGGAGTGGCAGGAGCATGAGCGCAAACGCGTTTAAGGTGACGGAACTGCGGCAGATTGGTAATGCTGTTCAGTGGATGGTAACGGCAGTAGAAAAGGATTGGAGTCAGGCGAGGTTAATATCACGCTTGCACCTGAAAACAGG